TCAATGCTATTCCTAGTGGGGCGATTGAAGTACCAATATCTTGACGTGACAAAAGATATAGCACTGAGCTGGGAGAACTGATTGGTACAGCTACGGGCAATAAAAGCGGATTAATGTCGGTCGAAGATAAAAAAAGACTGGGAAGACGTTTTTTTAAAGGATACACAAAATTAGTTGAAAGTAAATATTGGTACAATCATTATGTCGCATTGATATTTGGCGCTTCTCCTGCATCCAATCTTGGATCATTAATAGCTATAGACTGGAAAGGAAATGAACTAATATCTGTTACTAGATTTTTTGGCAACAACGACAATGTTAAATTGTATCTTGGCAGTAATCCAGAAACAAATATGTATGAGTTATGGTTAGGCTTGATAGGTCTAGACGGAGATGGATCAGAATTTATTATTCAATCAAGAGAATCGATAGATCTAGATAGTAAAACAGTTGAAACACTTCCGTCTTATTTGAAAGTAATCTCTATATCTTGACAAAAAAATAACGATTTTTCAGAGCTGGGAGAACTGATACCGCTTGCAACGAATGAAGCAAACGGATTGATGAGTAAAAATAATTATATTAAAATTGCTCAATCCATCACGTCTACCAAATTAATAAAAATAGAATCTTGGGATGGATATTCTACACTTGTATTTATTAGAACAAGTGGAGCAACCGGATTATATTCCATTGATGGTAACTGGGCGGACAGTGCGAAATTCACAAGATTGTCTGGTCCTTTAGGAAAGGATCACTTTAATGCATATAGAGAAAGAAATGGTAATATTTATGTAAAGACGACTACACAGTCAGAACCATTGACTGTTACGTCTGTAGGATCTAATCATGTTTTCAAATTTGAGGAATCAGATAAAGATGTTGATTCTTTAATAGTATTACAATGATCGGGAGGATCGGGTGGCACCGGTTTGTACCGGACCACCCGTTTTTTATACCAAAGATACGGTTCGCCAATAATCCCAATTAATCGCCAACAGGCAGAAATTCTTGTTTAAATTCCTACCTGTTCGAGCGTCCTAATATCTATATCTACTTTAGTTGCTGAAATGGCATTATAAATCGGTATGCGGTTGGCAAAATATGCTATAGCGTATCCCCATCCACTCACGTAAACATAATAATTGTAATCATTATCTCTATACATTCTTATTGATGACGGTCCAGAATTATGCGTAATACATAACCCATTACCACCGCCATGCATACAGATAATAGAGTAGTCATCAACTACTTCCGAATTACCTTCACCAACAATCTTAACAACCAAATTTAAATTCCTCATAAAATCAATCCTATATAAGGTTGCAGATCCTCTACCTTCTGCCATCCTTATATAGTTTTCATTTTGCAGAAGTTCTCCCAGGTCGGAATTGTGATAAAAATTATGTTATAATTATATTACCCCATTCTTGCCAGCGATCATTTTCTGTATCATATCGTCTGATAAATAATTTACGACTACTTATATCAACGATAATTTGAATAATATAATACCCAGATGAAAATATAAGCAGTTGTGCCCAAGATGTAGGAACATTGTTCCCTTCAACATTGAACAATGAATAGGCACCTGCATTTTTAAAATCATCCAAATTAATTTCACCTCTAATGTAACCTCGATTCCTGAACCAAGTTTCATTTATTCCAATCAGTTCTCCCAGAAGTCCAGCCGTTATGAATTCGTGCGTATTTTCTTTACTCTTATATCGGATGACCCGTCACTAGTTGCGTATAATGTTCTTTCTGTAACTCTGAATGTCAATCCTCCTACAACACCTAATGTTGCGACTGAATAATAGTTAACGACTGCGATACAAGATAGAGTGTCTGATACAGGACCGCATATATAATATGCTCCTGTACCATACGCTATCTGCGTTTCTACACCTGACTCTAAGCTGAAACTTTCATATGTGTCATTGACGAGTTCTCCCAGCTCTCTGTTTAGATAAAATCCATGTTAAAAAGATAGTACACTAATCGTAACTATAAGGTCATAATATATAGCAGTTATCATAATCTGATTATCCTTTAGTGATATAGATATAATTTCATCTGCACTAGAGAATATCTTCGTAACAATGCCGGTAGAATCAATATAAACCATCATTTCCCCGTCATTATGGCTGACATATACGAATTCATTGGTAGGAGCACCTATACTAAATGATGCTCCTAACCGTATTGTTTCATAATATTTAGTTCTTTTTATTCCATTTGTTGGCAGAAGTCCTCCCAGGTCGTTCCATGAAGAATATCTATGTTATAATTGTTACTTTAATTTTAGCCCATTTATTGAAAGAATTTCCATTGTTACTAATAGACCGAATATATATGTATGGATCTACATTAAAATTGTCAGGAACAAAATACTGAGATCCAAAAAAGCCAGAGTTTGCCACAAGTAACGTTCCAAACTTATATGCTCCTGTAGGGAAGTTATTGGTTGTGGAATCGTCCACATTATAAGCTCCGGCTATAGCTGTGTTGCAGTCTTTTATTGCAAACCGTCTTCTTATCCACGTATCATTTATTCCGATGAGTTCTCCCAGCTCTCAACTTATGCTATTATTTTGTTGCTATTTGTTGCCAATCACTTAATGGTTCTGTCGTTTCAATAACCGTTAAATCAATCATGGCTTTTATCTCCATAATGCCAGCTGAATTATCAGGGCATTCCAGCATGAAGTCAAAATAATTAGCGCTATTCAACTTTTGATACAGCTTAAATTGGATATCATTTCCACATATCAATTTAAAATGGGAAACTCCATTACGATACCCACTTAATGAAGCTACATAGCAAGACGATATTCCACTTCTTAGCACATATAGTAAGCATATTACAGGCTTATATACATGTAGTTCCTCTTTATATGCTATCTTGTATAATTTGCCTTGAATTAAATCAAAATATGCTGTTCTCCTTGTTAATCCCTTATTAGTATTTGTCGAAAGTGGCAAAAGTTCTCCCAGCTCAGTGCTATATCTTTTGTCACGTCAAGATATTGGTACTTCAATCGCCCCACTAGGAATAGCATTGATTGATTCTATTTTGCTCGTGTTCACAAGACCTAATCGTGACACTATTATTTTCGCATACCAATTAGCTTTTATGTAAAAGCAAAATCTTTCTGTATCAACTGTATAATACATATTAATGTTACTAATTTTGGTTCCGTTTATCAATTTACAAAAGACTTTATTTGCATTCCATCTAATCATAGACACTGCGACTGAGAACGAGTCTCCACCAACATTTGTAACACTAATTACAGACTCATTTATTGATCCGGCATTTGGCATAAATACACTAATCTTACAATATTGATTATTATCTTTAGATAATTCTAAAGGTACCATACCGGAACTCATCAACCCGCTTTTATTTGATGTTGCATTCCCAATCAGTTCTCCCAGATCGGGGCTATGGCTTATTTTATGTAAAAGAAATGATTCTCCACGCTGACTTTACAAAATTATTGATATTACCTTTTCTAGTGGATATTTCTGTGCTGTCTATGTTTGGATAGAACACTTGTGTTATTTGATCACTGTCATTAAAAACGACAAGTGTTCCCCAATAAGTGCTAGGTCCATCAATCATGTTGTCTTGTATCTTATAATAGCCAGTTTCGATCAAATCATTATAACTCCTATTTGTCATTATCCCTCTAAACATAAATGGGAATAACCCCAAACTATTCATCAGTTCTCCCAGGTCGAGATTATAAGATTAATATTGTCGAATTTGATTATTTTGGAGGAAATAGCTAAATTTAAAATAAAAATATGCTAGAGAAGATACGATACAGGTTGGTCTTTAACCGCCAAAAGAAACTGAATAAGCAAGGCACGGCCCTTGTACAGGTTGAAGCTTATTTAAATCAAAGGAAAATCTACCTGAAGACCAATGTTTACCTCAAGCCTGAGTGCTGGAGTCGTGAGGGGGCACAAGTCATTAACCACCCCCAGTCTAACGAACTCAACACAATGCTCTATGAATACATCCTGTATCTGCAAGGCATAGAGTTGGGGTATTGGAAGCGCGGAATACCTGCCACACTCTCACTACTGAAGGATGCTGTCAAGAAGAAAAGTGCCGTGAATGTCAGCTTCTCCACTTTCGCCAAATCAGCCATTGACAATTCGGACAAGAAACAATCCACCAAGGACAACCTGCACTCTACACTGGCGGTCCTGCATGATTTCCGTTCCGGATTGGACTTCAAGGATCTTACCTATACATTCCTTCGTGATTTTGAGCAATACTTGAGAGAAAAGGGCAATGCGGTCAATACGATAGCCAAGCACATGAGACAGCTCCGTACCTTGGTCAATGAGGCAATCAACCAGGGATATATGCACGCAGATGCTTATCCGTTCAGAAAGTACAAAATCAAACAGGAGAAGGGCAGACATGAGTTTCTTACCCCGGACGAGCTGAAGAAGCTGGAAACGGTCGAGGTGGAAGAGGAGTCCATGCGCCATGTGCTCGATGCCTTCCTGTTTTGCTGTTATACCGGATTGCGCTATTCTGACTTCTGCCAGCTCACACCTGAGAATTTCATTAGAGTAAACGGCAAACGGTGGCTGTACTTCAAATCCGTCAAGACAGGAGTGGAAATCCGTCTGCCGTTACATCTGCTGTTTGAAAGCAGGGCATTGGGCATTCTTGACCGTTATCCGGATATAGGTAGTCTTGCATCCCTACCCTGTAACTCGGAAGTGAATAAGCAGCTTCGAAAGCTGGCCGGATTGTGTGGTATCAAAAAACGGATAACCTACCATGTGAGCCGTCATACCTGTGCCACCCTGCTGGTTCATCAGGGAGTTGCGATTACAACAGTCCAGAAGCTGCTCGGACATACTTCCGTAAAGACCACACAGATTTATTCGGAGGTACTTTCCAGCACCATTGTGCGTGACTTGAAAAATGTTCAAAGGAAAAGGAAAAAAGTAAAGATGTTTCCCGATAAAGGCTTGAGAACATCTGATTTTATAGACAATCGGTAGATTTCATGAACCCTATTTGTTTTCTATTAATATTGTGACTTTTTAAATTCTTCGAATAATCGAAATATTGCTCCTGATTATTTTTTTCAATATGGATTGAATATGGAATAGTTTTCACTATCTTTGCAGTGTAACCAGGAGCTTGATGGCAATAAATATTGTCATCGGGCTCTTTTTTTATTGTCATATCGTGGCAATGGATTTAAGTAATTCTGCAACAATGACGCAAGTAAATAGACATATCTTTGGAACAATATATTTTATAATCAAGACAAAGTAATGAAAGACGTAATTTACAATTTTATCAACGAGCACATGATGATACACATTGTACTGATAGCCTTGTGTATCGCAGCCACTATCGGCGCAATGTTCGTGGATCTGGTCTCAGGGATAATGAAGGCCAAACAACGCGGGGAGGCAAGAACATCCACGGGGTATAAGAAAACAGCAGTCAAGGCGAAGAAGTATTTCACTCCATTTATAGAGTTGTGCTTCATTGATCTGTTATGCTGTGTGGTTATCCCCTTTCCTGTTTTTTCAATGATTTGGACGGGTTACTGCATTTTCTGTGAGTTTAAATCAGTTCGTGAAAAATCATGGGAAAAAGCGGAGTTGCGCAAAGCAGAAAAGACAATGAGTGTGATCATCGAGAACAAGGATGATATCGCCAAGATCATGGCTCAGATACTGTTTGATGAGGGACAGGGGGCAATCAGTAGGAATAATGAAAAACCGGCCTCGCCAGACCGGTAAACTCAGTTCTATTACATGAAAAAAACATGCTATGTTTTTGTGCAAATATAGCTATATTCTTTTTATGAAAAAACAAAAAGGAGGATAAGAAATGAAGTTTTTTACGATTGCGGAACTCTGCAAGTCAACAACTGCTGACCGCTTGGGTATCAATAACAGATGCAGACAGGAGCATGTGACTGCTCTGACTGCCTTGGTGGACAACGTACTGGACCCGTTACGCACATGGTGGGGAAAGCCTATAACAGTAAACAGTGGCTATCGCTGTCCGGAACTTAATGCGGCCGTTAGGGGAAGTAAGACCTCGCAGCACATGAAGGGGGAAGCTGCTGATATTGACACTGGAGACAGACAGCAAAACAAGCTGTTGTTTGAGTATATCCGAAAGAACCTACCCTATGACCAGTTGATTGACGAGTCTAACTTCGCTTGGGTGCACGTCAGTTATCGGGCTGACGGAAATAACAGGATGCAAGTTTTGAAACTCTAAAAACTGCAACTATGGAAAAAGAACCAGGATTTTTTGTGAAAGATACTGATAACTTGCGTGCCAGACTCATTATCACGAGTGAAACGGTTAAAAACTCTCGCCTTGAATGGGCATGGAGAATTGGAATTACTGTCGCTGTGGCTGCTTCAATCATCATGCAGATTTTATGATGTGGTTATATAATAAGGTTATGAACTGGGTAAGCCGGCATATATTGCTGGCTCCTTTCATGTGTCTGTTCCTGCTGTTTGCCTGTGGCAGCTCGCATAAGGCTGTCAAATCCAACACAGAGATTATAATGAAGGATAGTACACGTGAATCTGTCAACATCGTATACGGATCAAGTACGTCTTTGAGCGAACTCATTACCACTAATAGTAACTATGTGATTGATTTCTGTATCTATGATACCCGAAAGCCGCCCGACAGTCTGACCGATAAACCTCCGTTACTGGCAGATGGGCATATAGAAGGTGATTTCAGCAAAAATAGAAAGAAGGAAACTGCAACCAAAGACAGTACGGAGGTGAAAGCCGATAAGGATATTACTTCTGATATTTATGAAAAAAAGCGATCAGAAACCATAAAAGAGAAAAAAGAATCCACGCTGTTTAAACAAATCGGTTTTGTCTGTGCTTGTGTAACCGTTTTGATTGTCGTTATGCTGATAGTAAAACATTGGCGCAACAGATAAGCTTCATCATAAGACTTTAAATTTATAAATTGAACTATCCCAGTGATGAGTTGGAATGTGGTAAAAGCAACAAGACATTTATATGTATGTCGGATTCCTCTTGTGATTATTGTAAGGATTATATCTTCATACATATCATTATTGTTGCTTTTCTTGTAAATACTATTTCTTATTTGTAAGTTTGCGAAAAATAAGAATATGGCTAAGTTTTATGATATAACAGAATGGAACGAAAAACCCTTTTTTAACACTAAAGGTACACGCAATAAATGTGTGGTTAGTAATCCTGAAGATGACTGTGTATATTTTTTCAAAACCTCTATGTTGAAAGAAGGTAAAGATTACAAACCAGAGTTCTGGTCTGAAATTATATCTTCAGAAGTAGGTCGTTCTTTAGGATTTGATGTATTAGAATATAATATAGCAAAACATGAAAGTGAAATAGGATGTATTTCTAAGTCCATGAATACCGAAGAAGAATGTTTGACTGAGGGGGTGAGTATATTAACTGGCTATGATAATACTTATAAGCCTGAAAATAAAGAATCATATTCAGCTTATACCTTTCATTTTATAAAATCGGCAATCGAAAGTTTCAATTTGGGTGAACAGATAGAAGATATCATAAAAACTATCATTTTTGACAGCATTATTGGGAATAGTGATAGGCATCAAGAAAATTGGGGATTTATTACGCCATACAAAGAAACCGAATTGACTAATGAAGAAGCAAACCATATCTTTTCTAAATTAAAAGATCGTTTTAAGCAAATAAAGGATTTTTTATCTAAAAACGAAGAACTCAAGAACCCGAACGGACATGTAAAAATGAAAATTCTCAAAATGGAAGGTAGGTATTCTCCAATATATGATAGCGGTTGTTGTTTAGCTAGAGAAAAAAGTGAAGACGCAGTAAAGCAGATGCTAAATGATGATATAATGTTTGATAGTTTTATCAATCGAGGTAAATCTGAAATAAGATGGGGAAACGATGGAATCAAATTGAATCATTTTGAGCTTATAAAAAATATAAGAGTCGAATATCAAGAAATAGTTGATAACATAATAAATAATGTTATATCTTTGTATGATGAAAACAAAATACGTGATATAATTTTTAATATAGATAAAGAACTTCCAAATGATTTGAGGAAAGAATATGGTTTATCCTCTTATCGTAAGGAGCTGATATTTAAACTGATAAAAGAACGCATTTTGAGATTAAAAAACATTATATTATGAAGAGATATATAAAGCGCATCTATCTAATCTGGAGACGTGGCAGAAATGACAGTCGAATAAAGATAGGTAAAATAACTCGAAATCAGACTGAAGGAGTTAGGTTTGAATATATATCTGATGGAGTAAAAGAAGCTTTAGAAAAAGGCTTTAATATGTATCCTGACTTTCCAAACCCAGAAGTTGTATATAAAAATAATGTTTTAGAGGTATTTGCTCAACGCTTAACTAATACGGAGCGTTCCGATATACAAAAATATTATAATTATTGGGAGATTAACCCTAAATTGAAAGAGAATAAATACTACGTACTGGCTCAAACTCAAGGATTGTTATCAACAGATAATTTTGAATTTTTGGCAGAATATTACCCTGTTCGTGATTTAAAATTTACTAGTGAGGTTTGCGGGCTGACAAGAAGACAGTTACCTAGTGGAATATTAAAGGAAGGGGATATACTCGAATGGAAGTTGGATAAGAGAAATTTGTATGACAAATATGCAGTGCAACTCTTTAAGGATGGTATAGATATAGGATATGTTAAAACTGTGCATAGTAAGGTTTTTCATGATTCGAAATATAAACTTTTTAAAGTTCAAGTAAAGAGTGTAGAACAAAATGGACATCTTAACAGAGCGTTTATTTCAATTACAACAATAGATAAAAAGCATTCTAGATCTTATTGAATACAATCTTCCTGACGACATGTTGACATACGGTTTCTTTTCATGCTTTTGCCAAAAAAGCAGTTCATTTGGGTAAAGAAAATACTTAACAATAGGTAAATATTCACAGGGAGAATTTCAATTGGATAGATGTGCAAAAATTCTCGATTGTGGAAAATATCTTAATTCAATGATATTAGTGATAAAGCAAGACTGGAAGAAATTCTACGTTTTAATCCGACTATTGAACAGCTAAGATTATTTAGGGAGAATAGAAAAGGCAGCCAAATAAGCTGCCTTACATTTACCCTTTCATCATATCGGGGTTAAAAACATAATCGTAAGCAGTCAAAAATTGGCTCATAATTGAAATCTCTATCTTCGCTGCGAACAAAAATTTTAGGATTTATGTATAGCAGT